AACGAAGAGTACCCTGTATTATGAGTGAGGTAGTCTGGTCAGTAAATATTATGCTTGCCTTGCTTTTAGTCGGGGTAGGTGTTACAATATATTGGATATTCATGTATGATGAGTGGAATCCCAATTAGGTTATGCAAAAAATTGTAATTGTAGGTGGTGGTACTGCAGGTTATATATCTGCTCTATCAGTAGCTTTTAATGGAAGGGATAAAGATATACAAGTAGAAGTTTGGGAAGATAGTTCAATTAAACCATTACTAGTTGGACAAGCAACAATTGTTAATCTACCTAGTTTTTTATGGGCAGCATTAGGTGTTAATTGGTATACTAATGAATTGAATGCCTCTCCTAAAACAGGAATTTTATATGAGGGTTGGGGTAAAAAACAACCTGATTTTTTTAGTTCGTTTGCACTTAATGCAGTTGGTCTTCATTTCTGTCCTTGGGATTTTAGAGAGTTAGTTAGAAAATCTGGATTTGTAATATTTAAAGATCAACCAGTAGAAGATATATCAACAGTAGATGCTGATTGGATATTTGATTGTAGAGGTATGCCTAAAGATATGAAGGGATATCAAAATCTAATATCTCCAGTTAATTCTGCTATTTTAGGAAAACCTAAAAATTGTTTTGATGACAGACTATGGGGTAAGGCAGTTGCCACACCTGATGGATGGACATTTGAGATACCAACATCACAAGATTCTAGATCATATCCTTATTCAGTTGGGTATCTTTATAATGATAATATAACTCCTGAGAATCAAGCAGGGTTTAATTTTAAAGATTTGTTTGATGTTGATATATCTTCTACTATAAAGTTTCCAAGTTATTTTAATACCGAACCTGTAAAAGGTAATGTGTTTTCTAATGGTATGAGACTATCTTTTATAGAACCATTAGAATCAACTTCTTTAGAAACTTATTTGGTATGGGCAAACATGTGTTGTGATATTATGTGGAATAGTTTAGATATAAGGACTGCTAGCTACGTCCTTGGTCGTATGATGAAAGAAATTGAAGAGTATATTTTATGGCATTATGCTTTTGGATCAAAATACGATACTCCTTTCTGGCAACATGCATCTAGTTTAATGCCAGCAAATTCTGAATTAAATAATATAGGAAAAGAGTTTGAAGGTAAGGTTTGGATGGATATTGCAACAGATATAGATCATAAAGAATTTGGTCTTTGGAGTTTTTGGAATATACAAATGTGGCATAGTGCTATGGTATGAAATATATTTTACCCCTACTATTATTAACTGGATGTACTCCACCACCTGCACCTGCATCACCTATTGCTGGTGAATGGATACAGAAAATAAGAGAGCATGAGTCTGAGCAAAATCGTACTCCAATTGAAGACATGCTAAATAATACACTTACGGAGTATGAAGATGGGCAGGATGACCCCACCGTCGAGGAAGAGTTGTTACAACTTCCGAGTGACCAAGATAAACAAGGTACTGGACGGAGACACGATAGATGTCACCATAGATCTTGGATTCGATTTATTCAAGAAAGAACGGGTAAGAATTGCAGGGGTTGATACTCCAGAGAAGAGAACAAGAGATTTAGAAGAGAAGGCATTAGGAATAGATGCTACAAACTGGATGAAGAAACACTTGGAGGATACTATTAAAGGTGATGATGAACTCACTATTAGAACTGAACTTAAGGGTGGCGTTGGGAAGTACGGTAGGCTTCTTGGTTGGTTGTATGTTGGCGAATCTACTATTTCACTAAATGAACTTATGATTGAGGAAGGTTATGCTTGGGAATATGATGGCGGCACTAAACAGAAAAATTTTGAGGAGTTACGTGAAATTAGGAGACACTTTGGGACTTTGGTCGAGTAACAATCAAGTAACACTTAATATACAAGGTGTGACCACCAGACGTTTATATGCTGAGTGGACCATACCAAGAGAGGAATACGAAAATGAGTAAAGCACAAGACGTATATCTAGGTAATCCTAATCTTAAGAAAGCAAATATTTCTCAAGAATTTAGTGCTGCAGAGGTTGAGGAGTATCTTAAATGTGCTGATAATCCTGTTTACTTTATTAGGGAATATATTAAAATTGTTTCTCTAGATGAAGGTGTCATACCTTTTACTATGTACGATTTCCAAGAGGAAATGGTTAAAAAGTTTCATGATGATAGATTTAATATTGCTAAACTACCTAGACAGTCTGGTAAATCTACAATTGTAACAGCATATCTACTATGGTATGTACTCTTTAATGATAATGTAAATGTCGCAATCCTCGCAAACAAAGCAGCAACCGCAAGAGAAATGTTGGGCCGCTTACAACTTTCTTATGAAAACCTTCCTAGATGGTTGCAACAAGGTATCGTGGGGTGGAACAAAGGAAGCTTGGAGTTGGAAAACGGAAGTAAGATCCTCGCTGCAAGTACTAGTGCTAGTGCTGTTAGGGGTATGTCCTTTAACATTATATTTCTGGACGAATTCGCATTTGTTCCGAATCATATTGCAGAGCAGTTTTTTAGTTCTGTGTATCCTACTATATCTTCTGGTAAAAACACAAAGGTTATTATTATTTCTACCCCACACGGGATGAATATGTTCTACAAACTCTGGCATGATGCAGAGCGTGGAACGAATGAATATAATCCTACAGAAGTACACTGGTCTGAAATACCTGGTCGAGATGCTGCATGGAAAGCACAAACTATAAGAAATACATCAGAGCAACAGTTTAGAGTTGAGTTTGAATGTGAATTTTTAGGATCAGTTGATACCTTAATCAGTCCTAGTAAATTAAGGACTATGGTATATAATGATCCTATTGTTCAGAATAGAGGTCTATCAATTTATGAACAAGCAATTGAAGATCATAATTATATCTTAACTGTTGACGTATCTCGTGGCGTTGGTGGAGATTATTCTGCATTTTGTGTTTTAGATACTACAACTATTCCATATAAGATGGTTGCTAAGTATAAGAATAATGAAATCAAACCTATCATATTACCCAATATAGTTGTTGATGTAGCAAAGAATTACAACAACGCATATATCTTATGTGAGGTAAATGATATTGGTGGACAGGTAGCAGACATTATTCAGTTTGATTTGGAGTATGAGAATTTACTAATGGCTGCTATGAGAGGAAGAGCAGGGCAACAATTAGGACAGGGGTTCTCAGGTAAGAAGACACAACTTGGTGTGAAGATGAGTACTGCTGTCAAGCAGGTGGGATGTTCTAACCTTAAAGCATTAATAGAAGATGATAAGTTACTCATTAATGATTATGATACTATTGCGGAATTAACAACCTTTATTCAGAAAGGTAATAGTTTCCAAGCAGAAGAAGGTTGTAATGATGACCTTGCTATGTGTTTAGTTATTTTTGGATGGATGGCCATGCAAGAATACTTCAAAGAGATGAATGATAATGATGTAAGACAAAGAATATATGATGACCAAAGAGAATCAATTGAGCAGGATATGGCTCCGTTTGGATTTATTAATGATGGACAAGAAGAAGATTCATTTGTAGATGCTCAAGGAGAAAGATGGGAAGTTGCGGAATACGGAGACGTACAACACATGTTAGACTTTAGGTGAGGTTTGAAAAATATAAATAATTTCATATCAATGCTGACAGCAATCTAGGGAGTATTATAAACATGGCAGCCAATCAACTATCGCCTGGTGTAGTCGTTCAAGAAAGGGATCTGACAACTATTACCACTTTGTCCACAGCAAACGTAGGGGTGTTGGCAGCACCATTCGAGCTCGGTCCTGTTGAGGAAATTATAGACATATCGAGTGAACGGGGTCTCGTTGAGAGATTTGGAAAACCGAATGATAACAATTACGAGTATTGGTTTACTGCTGCTCAGTACTTATCATATGGTGGTGTACTTAAAACTATTCGAGTTAATTCAACTGCATTAAAGAATGCTGTTGATTCTGGTACTGCTCCGCTAATTAAGAATTTACAAGATTATGAAACCAACTATGAGTCAGCAAACAACAGTTGGAAGTGGGCTTCTAGAACTGCGGGTGCTAAGAGTAATTCAATAGGTATATTTGTAACAGACGCTGGTGCAGATCAGATTGGTGTTATTCCTGCTCCTGGTTCAGGTAACGAGTATGAATTCGTTGCTGATGCTGCTCTTTCAGCATCTTCAGGTGCTGCTGGTAAAGTATTTAAGTATAGTATAGTTCTAACAGTAACAACTATTGTTGGTGACTTTGTTCCTGGAACTGCTACTACAATTGGTATTGGTGGATCTAATGAAGCAGTAACTGTTCTTTCATGGGATCCAACTAACAAGAAACTTGAAGTTGGACTTCCAAGCGGTTCTGTTACTGGTATTATTGCTGCTGCTCAGACAGTAACACAAGGATCTAATACTGCAGTTATTGCATCTGGTGGTATTGAGCGTCGTCTATACATCGCTTTAGATAAAGGTAGCATCGAGTTCGCTGCTGCTGATAGTGTTCAAGATACTAACTCAACTGCTGTTGCTATATCTGCAGTTCGTGGTGAGTATGCAGAGCGTGAGTATCTACCTGGTGTAAAATGGATCAACGTTGCTCCACGTCCAGGTACTTCTTTATTTGCTAATGCTGGTGGTGGTCATCGTGACGAACTACATGTTGTTCTAGTTGACGTTGACGGTAAGATTACTGGTACTGCTGGTTCTGTTCTAGAAAGATTCCTTAATGTTTCTAAAGCAACAGATGCTAAGACTTCTGTTGGTGAGACTAACTACTACCCTGAAGTAATTAAGCAACGTTCTGCTTATATCTATTGGGGTGAGCATGAGACTACAGTCTTTAATGCAACATCTACTGCTTCTGATGGTAACTGGGGTCAAACTGCTTCAGGTCGTCAGTTCAACCTATTACGTTCTGCTGCTGGTACTACAGATTATCCTGCTGGACGTGTAACACTTGG